AATGCATTCCCACTTATATCTTTTATATTAGTTGTAGCAAGTGCAGTATAAGCGGTAGCGGTTATTAAATCTGCTATTGGTGTAAATGTAACTGTGAGTTTGTCTAACGACTGTGTTAACGCTCCAGCCACTGAAACCCCTGCTTCTAGTAAGAAGAAGTTTGCACTACTTACGCTAACATTTGAAATAGCTTCACTAAATGTCCATATTATAGCCGAGTTCAATGCAACCGCTGTTGCTGAATCAGCAGGAACTACTGTAACTGTAGGCGGTGCTGTATCACCAGGAATTTTAGGATTATAAATAGTGAATGGAACTGTTCCTTGTGTTGTTGGACCATAATGTCCTGTGAATAATGCTTCCATTGTACCCTCGTTTTTATCTTCACTCGCAAGTGTTAATCCCTGTAAATTGATAGCATTTGAAACTTGAATTATAATAGGTAAAGCAGATCCACTTATAGTACCTATATAAGTTATATTAGTAAGATAATCAGCATCCTCTATTTTATCTTTACCTGTTACAATATCATATGTTGCTTCTGTAACACTATCCACTGAAGAGGCACCTAATAGTGCTTGAAAATTAGCAGTAGTCATTTCTAACATAGTACCTTTTAATGTAACAACCCAATTATCAATACGATTAAACCCTGCGGTGTTTTCTTTAATTCCATCCGCTACAATAGCTCTAATTGTAGGCACTGCGGAAAACTCTCCGCCACCTCTTGTAAGTCCTAGTAATTTAGCACTTGCGGTTGCTACTGTATCTGTTGCCATATCAAAATTTTTATAAAATGCGCCACTATCTAACATAAAATGTTTTGGTGATTCTGCGGTATATCCGTTCATTTTAACCCCTCCTGTATAATTTAATATTGTATCTTAGTCTACGTCTATCTATTATTGGATCTTCATCTGGTATATTTAATTTATAAGGATTATCCCTATATATTTTACATTGAAAGTTAGCATCTAAATTCATAAGCCTATTTAGTTTTTTATCTACATTTTCGGTAATGGTTTCTAATTCCACTATATCGCCCGTATTAGTCCATACGTCTACTTCTAATACTGTGTCCTCTCTAACTTCTACTTCGCTAGTATTTGGCATATGGTAGACTACATAAGGATATTCTGTGCTTTGTGGCGCTTTTTCAAAATAAGTTTTTGAATGAACGCTTTGTATCTGCTCATATATAAAAGTAAGTAAGTCCATCATGTTAATCACCCACTCCGTTTAATTCTCTTTCTGTGATTCTTTTAATTTCGTCTACATTTTCTTCTACACTGCCTGTTAATATTCTTTGTGCTCTCTGTCTGCTCGTTCCAAATTCCACAAATTTTGCATAAAAAACGTCACTCCCCACCGTAACTCTATCCTCACTGACCTCATGTTCCCACGAACTTTTAAGTCTACCACTTACAACTGGACTTCTCGAAACTGCTTCACCATCAACATATAAGCCTATCTTTTCAAGTGCTCTTTGTTCCGCCCTAGTAACTTCTTGCATTACTTCTCTGCGATAACTTCTAAATGTCATTCTATCAACTCCAAACTAATTTGATAAAATTCTCTTTTATTATCAATCAATTTAACATCATACAAATGTCCATTATAAACAACTCTATCAGCTTCAATAATATCTGTAATATAACAGTACATTTTGTGTGTGGAGTATACAGTAACTTTGTCAGTACTAACTCTCTCATTACCATTTAAAGTTCTTATATAGCCTTGTATGGTGGTTAAATCATTCCATGATGTTACTGTGTTTCCAAACGTTCCAATAGTGACAGTAAGTCTTTTGATTAAGATATCCTCAAAGTATTCTTCGAACTCCTCTATCATACAAACTTCACCAACGCTCTGGGTAGCAATCCCATAATGTCGTTAGGCAGTCCCATTGGATTATTGACATAAGATAAACTTAAATCGCCTATACTTTTTGAAGCAATCCCACTTTTAACGCTGTCTAAATATTGAATACCTCTAGCAACAAACAATTTTACACCGCCTGGAATAGTAACACTAAAATCTCTATTTGTTTTATCCTCTGCTACTTCTAAGAGAATGGGGATCATAGCATCATAATAAGCATCTTTACTTACATTTAATATATCTATATTAAGTAACAATTTAATATCATCAGCGGTCAATTAAATCACCTCTTTTTACTTTTCTTTTCTACCTTTTCTACCTTTTCTTCTATTTCTTCTATTTCTTCTTCAACTACTTCTTCAACTTCCTCTGTCGTTATTTCTTCAACCTCTTCAATAACTTCTATTTCTTTTTTAACTTCTTTTGCTTTCTTTTCTGCTGCCAATCTCCTAGCCTTATTAAATGAACTTAATCCCATATTATCCCTCCTACGCTATTAAAGTATCAACACTGGTTTTATCTGATATTGCATAACCTAGTTTAGTACTTCCTGTTATTGTTAAAGTTTGTGTATCTGCTGCTGCCCAAGCTCCTATATATTCTAAATCAACTGTTCCTTTCCCCTCTGTTAATAATATAGTAGTTGCTCCACCTGCTATTGTTGCGGTTCCTGTTCCAACAGTTACTTCGGCTACTGCTATTGCAAAAGTACCATTTAAAAATGTGCATCTTTCATCTGCTGCGGTTTTTAACTCCACTGTTACCGTTCTTACAAATTTAGTTTCTACACCACCTATTGCAGCATTAACTACGGTTGCACTGCTACCTAATATGGCTGGTGTTACAGTTAAGACCATGTCTCCATTGATACCTTTTTCAAGTGTTTCGAGATAAGCGTATACATCTTTTAGTGAATGTTTAAATGTCTTTTGTTTAAAAGTTGCTATTTTACTCATATAATTACCTCCTTAAAATAAAGAGGGTTTTTATACCCTCTAATTTGTTGCCTATACTATTTTGTGCTTGAATATGATAATTCTCACGTTTGTTGGAGTATATGTCAAAGTCCAATTTGCTGCGGTTGCTAATTCTGCGAATGTTGGTGAATCTGCTGCAACGGTTGCTTCGTTCCATTTAATACCTCTAGGATGCAAAAGGAAGTGTTGTCTATTGATTAATACATCTTCTCCGGCTAGACTATCTCTATCTGTCTCTGTTGGTACTGGTGCTCCACCTTGACCTAATGCTATAGCACCTTGACCAAATAAGTAAGTTGTATAAACTCCAGCATCTACTGGGCATTGATCGTCTACTATAACTTTATAACCGATATAAGTTGGAATTTGAACTTGTGTTTGTGAATCTGTTACAAAATCTATTTCATTGTTTTTCTGTAATTTTGTATAAACCGCGGAGTGCATAGCAATAGCAGTTATTAATTCAGCGTTTTCCCCAAATTTCTGTTTTGCATCTAAAGTAGTTCCAACGCTGATAACTCCTTCGACACCTGCTAATGCGGATATGTCTAACACGTTTGTAGCTGCTAAAGTTGTTTCAACACCTTTCAAAGTATTAAATAACGCTTTGCTTCTTTCTCCCATCCAAAATTTAGCAACTCTTGAAGCAATAACACCCATTGGATCATCACCGCTTAATGCAGTAGCAAGGTCATTAACTCCCCATGCTTTACCTCTCATGTTCAATCTCGCTAAATCTTTACCACTTGTAATAGCATTTACACTTAATGGACCACCATCACTCAACTCTTCTGAATCACCAGTAAGGTCATTCCAGTAAGGCATACTTAATATATTCCCACCTTGTGAAGCAAGTGCATCAAAAGCAGAATCATTTGCCACGATTCCCGCTTGAATAAATTTGTCTAGTCTATTTGTTTCTTGTACAACGTAAGGATTAAAAACTTCTGGGATTATAATATTTGTTAATAGTGTTGCTGCCATTAATAAAACCACCTTTTTTATTTATTATTTTATTTATTTGCCATTAAACTCTTTGCGAGTTCTGGATTTTCTTTTAGCATTTTACCTTGAAGTGTAAGATTGAATGTATCTTTTTTCCATGGATTAACTCCACTGTGTTTTGTATTAGTAGAGTTATTAACTTCTCTACCGCCACCCTTAAATCGTTCCTCTACTGCCTTTTGCACCGCTGCATCAAAATTGCTTTTAAAAGTATCTATATTCGTGTAAGTTATTTCAGCATCTTTAGCAACTAACATATCAATAAAGCTTATAGGCACTTGCTTATCGGTCATTATCTTTACTGCTTCAAATTTTAACCTTTCATTTTGAAATGACTGTTTGCTT